ATTACAAGCAATATCAAGCCAAATATCACCGTCGTTAATCTTTACACGACTAGTAATCTCGCTCACGATTTCACCCAATTGTTTTGTCATACTTGTGTTGATACCGCTGCGATACCAATACTGACCATACATCTTGTCAAGTGGTGCAACACCATCAAGACGAACTGCACCAATGGTTTCATCAAGATATAAATCAAGACTCCATGGTTTTGTTTCACGCATTTCTGCGCCTGGCTTCATAAAATCACTTACGTAGTGATCACCTAATTCTAAAATCTTCTTCATTTCAATCCCTCGTTGATGTATGACTTTGTTTCTACAATATCGCTATTGTAAAGTTTATTGATATCTAATTTAAACTGGCAACGGTCTTTGTTGCCCTGATGAACATCAGTTACCAACTTGATAAACTCGCTATCATATGGCTTCAAATCTGTTCCATATGTGCGCACAACATCTTCATGACGCCAAATCATATGATTTACTGCCTTGAGATTCTTGACAACATCATCAACTGGCTCACTTGGTGCTTCAAGTTCATCAATAATCTTCATAAGTTCTGCCAACTCTTTATTGACATACTCAATCTTAATGCGATTGGTTTCATTATCAACCTTACTATATTCTTCTAACTTGATGTTAAGAATAGTAATTTTGTCCCACAAATCGCCAACACTAATTGGTGCAAATACTAATTGTCCCATGCTCAACCCTTCTTTGCCAAGTTGTAATCGGTTTCGCACATGTCATTAACAAGGTCTTGCAGCGTATATTCTGGCTTCCAACCAAGAACTTCACGAACCTTGGTAGCATCACCCTGAATGTTAACAACATCAACTGGACGATAAAATTCTGGGTTTACACGAATCATAACATCACCAGTTACACTATTACGAGCAACTTCATTAACACCGCTTCCTTCCCAAACCAACTTGATACCAAAGTATTCAGCAGTTGAGTTACAGAAATCACGAATGCTGCTTTGAACACCAGTTGCAACAACATAATCATCTGGAGTATCATGCTGCAACATCATCCACATTGCACGAACATAATCCTTGGCATGACCCCAATCACGTAGACTGTCCATGTTGCCAAGTTCCAACACCTTTTGCTTACCCAATACCATATTGGCAAATGCCTTAGTAATCTTACGAGTAACAAAGAGTTCGCCACGACGAGGAGACTCATGGTTAAACAACAAGCCGTTGCAACCGAAAATTTTATAACTTTCACGATAGTTTACCGTGATCCAGTAAGCATAAAGTTTAGCAGCACTATAAGGAGAACCAGGATAAAATGGTGTATCTTCCTTCTGTGGATTAAACTTCTGGATACCAAACATTTCACTGGTTGATGCCTGATAAAACTTGGTCTTGCCAGTTAATTTGAGACTACGAATGCTATCAAGGATACGTAGCGGTCCTAACGCATTTGTGTCACCAGTTAACTCTGGCATATCAAATGATACTTTAACATGGCTTTGTGCAGCAAGATTATAAATCTCATCTGGTTCTACCTTGTCAATAAGATTGCGGATGCTATTTGAGTCACTTAAATCACCATTGTGAAATGTTACTTGATCCTTAACATCTTGAATATTTGGGTGGTCAAAGTTTGCGCTACGGCGAATAAGACCATGAACTTGATAACCTTTGTTAAGCAGAAGTTCTGCTAGATAACTGCCGTCTTGACCAGCAATGCCTGTAATAAGTGCTTTCTTCATTTTGTCCTCGTTGATATCTTGTATATATTATTGATTATATGCGGATATAAATTTATGCAACAGCAAAATCTTCCATGCCCGCTGTCTTAAGTCGGACCATGTGACCCAACATAAAATTCTTACTTTCAAGTGCTTTCATGATGCCTAACCAACGGTTACGTAGTAGTGCAACTTCGTTGATAATGGTTTCATAATCGATAACTTCTTGTTCACCATCTACGTATTTTTCAGCATCACGACTTGTTAATGCACGAGCATAATGTTCCAGATATTTCTGAAAATGTTTACGGCGTATTTTACGTAGTTGGATATTAAGAAAGTTAAGCACTGCTTCCATTTCTTGCAATTGATTAAAACGATATGCAGTGATACCAGGTAGCGCACTCATATTTTTTTCTACAATACCTGATATGTTAATATCACGTTTTGCATGTTCAAGTTCAGTTTCATAAAAAGCTATGAAATCTGGGATTGCACCTATATCTTGGCTTACTCTGGTATACCAACTGCTCATTCGTCATCAATATCTTCGTCAGATTCCTCTAAATCAACATGTTCAGCAATTGCAGCTTGCATAATACGATCAATGGCTAGTTCTTGTAAATCATTGTCAGTAATACCCAAATCAACTAATTCGTTTACAACATGATCTGCTGCAATCTGGCGATCTTTAACAGGTATATATTCCCTAACTGTTTGCCAAAATTGTACAAGTAATTCGCTTGTATCACTCATCTTCTACTTCTTCCTTCTTAGTCACGGGAGTATGTTTACTATACTCACTCATAATTATATCAAGTTGTTCGTTAGTAAAATTCTTTCTGAACTCCTTGATAATTTCTCCTGTTACGGGACTGGTATAAGCAAGACGATTGCCATCCTTTACCAAAATTCCTTCATCTTCAAACATTTCAATGAGACCACTGTAAGGACTCATACCAGTTTCATATGGAATTTTAACCTGAACACTTTCAAAAGGCTTGGCATATCGTGTCTTCATGATCTTACATGCGGCACGGATACCGTTTACTTCCGATGTCTTGTTACCATCTTCATCTTCTTTTAACTTCAACTTACGCATAGCTACCACGATAGAAGATGCATAGATAAATCCTTGACCACCCGAAATCTTATCATCTGGATCAAACATATCTTGCGATGCATAAGTGTGGTTAGTTGCAACCATACCGATATTATAAGAGCCAAACATATTGACGCAGTTACGAACAAGTGCGGTTAGTGCCTTTGGTTTACGTCCCATGTCACCCTTCAAATCACCAGCTTCAAATTGGTTGATATCAGTTGGTGTAAGCAACATACCAAGAGAATCAAGAACAAATAGAATCTTCGGACGAGATTCTTCGGGCATTGCTTTATAATGGTCCATAAAATTAGTGATAGTCTTGGCAACGTCATCGATCATTGCCATATTAAGTTTAAGAAGATGGTCTTCGTCAGTTCTGACACCGAGTGCCTTTAACCAATCTTCATCAAGTGCATTTTCTGTATCAATAAGAATAACATAAATGCCTTGATCTTGTGCATTTTTAACAACGTTTCCGCTGCAAATATAACTCTTGCCTGCACCACTTTCACCAGCAAATACAGTTACTTTTCCAAGAGGAATACCCTTATTAAAATCACCGCTGATACGATAGTTTAAAGTATAATTTCCTGTTGAAACCCAATCAGTTGGGTCATTGTAACCAACACTCATGCCTGGAATTGCTTTGGTCAGGTCTTTACGAAATTTTGATATGTCAAATGGTTTAGCCATGATAATGCCTTTGTTGAAATATAATACGAAAAGTGGGCAGACTTGTCAATAAATCTGCCCACATTTATTGTTATTATTCTGCTGTCTTACGATTGCGAATCATGCTGAGAATTTCAGCGGCACGTTGATTGCTATCACCTTTTGGTGCAGTGCTAACTGGAGTAGATGCTACTTGAGAATCTTCATCCCATGGCGCATCTTCCTTAACAACTGCAACCTGTGGACGAGCGGCAGGTGCACTACGAGCAACTGGAGTGGAATCTTCTGCATCAGCAGCATCACCACGCAAGCCAGCAGGCTTGTAATACTGACCCCAACGATTTTCATCGTAGGTAGCACCGTCTACAGATGCCTCAAACATCTCCTTGATGATCTTGAGTTCTGCGTCACCAGGTTTCTTTGGAAGGAAACTCTTCAAGTCAAACAGTCCAAATGCATCAATTGCTGCATTTTCTGCTTGAGTTAAGGCACTTTCCTTACGTGCCCACTTGCTGGTAGCATAATCTGCATACTGACCCTTGCTAGTTTTAGTGATACTGAAATCCAAACCACGTAAAAAATCTGTTGGAATTTCTTCGATATCAGGGTCTTTCAATGCAGCAATGATCAATGGATATATGCTTGGGCTAATAACGAACCTACGAATTGGATTTTCGGGTACGCTGTCTTCTGCAAGTGGATTGTCACGGACAAATCCTTGGAAGATATAAGAACGTTTCTTCCAATACTTACGACCCATTTCCTCAAGACTCTTGTCCTTGAACCAAGTACGAACTTCTGTGAGAATTGGGCATGTTTCATTCCACATTTCAACGCAAGGAACTTGAACAATAACTGGTTTACTGTTCAT